TTATTCGGCTTGTCGTTGCCCCCACGTGACCACATCAAACAACAGCTGTGGCGACAGGCGCTGTGGGTTCGGCAGACCAAGGGCAGCCGCGATGACCTCCGAACAAAACCACCGGTCTTTGTCGTGGTGACCGAACGCCAGAACATGCGAGAGTAGAAGCCCGGTGTAATCATAGCGGGCACCGATGCGGGACCGGATGAAATCAACCGGGCCATCAGGGTCAATAGCCAGCTGGACCAGATCCCAATTCGCAGGCCTCAGCACCATCATTTTCGAACGCACGCCACCGTCGCGACCGGATGATGACAGGCATTCAAGCCGCATATGGAATTCCGCAGCCCCAGCGATGAATTCCACATGGCTATACCTGCCACCGGTCGCGAAGCGAATGCCCGCATCCTGCAGCCGATGCCACGGGGTGGTGGCCAGCCCCTTGTAGAACGCAAGTGTAATCATTGCGGGCCATACTGCCGAAGACCGGCCCGCAGATGGTCATACCAATTGGCGCAACGCAAGGTACGGAAGTTTTGCCCGGAAAGCGCAGCATCGGCTTTCAGAACCGCGACATCCAACCGGTCACCAACCTGCACACTACTGCGCGACTGCCGACGGCAGTCTGCAGGCAGTTCCGGCAAAACCTGTTCAGCCCGCAACTCACCAACAGCTTTACCGGCAGTCCGGACACGGGTGATGTCAGTTTGCCCGCAGGCGCTCAAGAAGATCGGAATCCACAACGCCTTCGGAATTGATTTGGGTGTCATGCTCATATGCCTCCAATTCGGCGGCAAAGCGCAAGGCCTCGCCAGTGGCCACCTGCACCTTTTCTCGCAAGGCTTGGTTTGCCTCATCCGTCGCAGACATCCTGCGGCGTATCGCATCCAGTTCGGTCTGAACGGCGGTCAGTTCGAATTCACGCACAAACCCGTCGCGGGCGGCGCTGACCGCTTGACGCTTGTCATAGACATGCCAGCCCCACAGAAGGGCGCAAACCACGACCGCCAGACCGATACGGCTGGTCATGAACCGCCAAAGCATCAAAGCCCCCGGCGGCAAAGGGCGACCTCCTCAGCCCGGCGGTTGACCAGCCCTCGCACAACGCGACCCCCTGCCTTGTTCCACCAGCCCAAAGCAACACAACCACCCAGCACATCCCCCGCGTTCAGACGACGGGTGGCAGTAGAACGACCCGCACCACGGATGCCCACGTTGTAGGCAAGCGACACATATGCCGCATCCCGATGCGGTGGTAGTCGGGTAGAACGCGTGGCATCGGTGAAATACTCATGCAGACCAGCCCGAAAATCATCGGTCAGACGCTTTTCCAGCTTGGCCCGGCATTCCGCATGGGTTGCTCGATCCCCCAAGCGCACTCCGCGCGTTTCCCCGAAACACAGCGTCGGCACTCCGACGATATCCAGATAGGCACAATGCATCGCGGGGTTGGTTCTGCAGCGGTGTTCGCCTTCCCATTTGATCACCAGCGGCACAAGAACGCGCATGGTGGCCCGTTCCGTAGTCTGGGCCATCGCCTGCGCAGAGGCGATGACAGTGCCAATCACGACAACACCCAGAATGAGCCGACGCTGTAGCGCCCCTTCGCGGGGCTGAAGGATCAACCGCCCCAGAATGCCCAACACGATGACCCAGATTTGCAGAGCGGACCAGACGGCGGGATTCGTGTCGCGCTCTGCCACCAGATAGATGACATCAGGAGCAACAGTGATGGCCGCAAGGGTGTAGAAGACCCAAGCGGTATAAGAACGCAGGACAATTGCCCGCCAGCCTTTATCAAGCATAGTCTTTCTCCGTATGGAAAAGCCCGCATGCGCGGGCGTTGAGTTGAGGGATCAGGACTTCAGAGCGCGCAGGATAGGCGTCGGAAGGATTTTCAGAGCAACCAGCGGGAACAAACGGCATGACCCGCGCCACCCGCACTACATGCAATGCTGAAGCACGCATTTAAGGGCGACCAGCACTTACCAAGATGCCTGAACAGCACCAGCAGCCATTTCCGCCGCCACCACTTTTCAGATGATTGAACCGCCTATGCGGCGTGAATTGTGAAGTCGCGGCTGGTCACACATGCAGTCTTCGCCGGGACAAAACCCCGAAACGGTGAATGCACTGTCCAGCAGGTTTCCATGACGTAAGTGCCCGGTTGAAGCCTCCAGCAGCGGCTGTCACTTGGCGCCCACCAATCCATTGTCAAAGGGTCAGGCCGCCGCGCACCAATTTCATAGGTAAATGGGCTGGATGTTGCTTCGCAGGCAATGCTGCGCGATCCAAAATGGCGCACGATGACGCTATAGGAACCGCGAAATTGCCGGACAGCGCCACCGTGATAGTCGATTTCCAAAGGCTGACCCACGATAGCATCATGTACTGCGACATCGCCGACCTCGTACCAATGGCCCACAGGGGTCGTAACCATCGCGGCGTAGATAACGCCGAACACAATGGCGCATAGATCAATCACCCGCGACCGCTTCAGAAAACTCATTGCACCCACCACTCTTTAATGCGTTCCCAGTTGATGACTATGGTGCCGCCTGCCACCACAACATACATCGCCCATTTGCTGAACCAGCGAAGCGCCTTCAGCTTCTCGACGAAGGCGATAACGCTTTGCAGCGTTTCAACCTCGCTACGACTGAAAACATAAGGCTCTTCGCCTTCGACGGCGGCCAACGCATGTGCCAGTTTTTCCGCGAGTAGTCCGACATTCGTTTTTTCGCCCGTCACCGCGCGCCCTTCCTTTTTTCATGGCAGAATTGGGGAACCAGGCTGCTACCCCTGAGCCTTCAGTTTCCCTGTAAAAGCAGTGCGCAGACCGCCGGATTTCGTGAAGGTGTGTGTCACCAGATCAAGAATGAATTCACGCTCATCCACCAACGGGCGCACCCCTGCATAAAACGCGATTTGACCGGCGTTCAGTCCGGGCCGCCCCTCGATCGAACAGGATGTTTCAATCAGCCCCCGGATCATTTCGCGGGCTGCGGCCTTTGCGGCACCTTCCGCTTCCGCTTTGGAGCCAAAGGGCGTGCGCAGTGTATGTTCACCGCTGGCTTCAGGATCCGCATCCACAACCACCTCTTGCCGCTTGGCACCCTTGCGGTCCTGCCAATAGCACTTCACCTTGGCGTAGCGATCCACATCCGTTTCGGAAACCTTCAGCGTCCCCTTGACCACCGAAGGGCGCAGCACCGGCACGGGCGGAATAACCGTACCGTCCGCAGTCTCCCCTTTGCCACGTTCAAGCCAAAGCAATGTGCCGTTCTTGATCGTAAATAATGCACCATGAAGGCGGGCCAGCCGCTCAAGAAAATGCAGGTCGGTTTCGTCCTGCTGCCCAAACCAATCATAGACATGCCCGGAAACCGCATCAGAAATCTTGGCTTCCAAACCGTGATCCGTAGCCTTTTCCTGAACAATGCTCTTTACCGACACATTGTCCCAGTGTTTGGTTTTGTTCGTCTTCATCCCGGCGCGCAGATCAGCGGAATGACCCTTGACGGTGATTTCGTAAGGCAGACACGCGTACTCCACCCGGTCCACAACATAAGAACCAGAAAAGACTTCCGCTCTATAAGAAATACTGACATTCACAACCGCACCCCGGCGAGGTGACTGGAAGTGCGGCGGCGCATCATTGAATACCATTTCCAATGTGTCCGACCTGATACCCTCCCGGTCGGTGATGGTCAGTTTTACAAGGCTGTTAAAAAACGCGCCTGAAACTGGCGCGCCATCAACAGTGATATCGACTATAGGGTGTGTCATGGTCGCCCCTGCGTTGTGTTTCGGAGATTTCAGAAGTGTTTATTTACTACGCAGGAATGACTTTCGCCGTTCTGTTTCTGCTGTCAGCAGCCATAGAAGTCCTGTCAGTCCTATTCAAAGGACCATCATGGAAGGCCCTTTGGACCACCACCGGTTCGCTAATGCTTGCGATGATTTCCTTTATCGTCGGAATCGCCTTCTACTGACTAATCCCAGAGTTTTAGCGACTGACCCACACCACTTTGCAGCGATAGATCCGGCAGAGTGACTGCAGTACCAATCGGCAATGCGTGCGCCACATCCTTGATATGAGGGTTCATCTCTAACACCCGCTCCACGGCCCCCGCCTGCGCGCCGTATTCGCGCAGGCAGATCAAATCAAGCGCATCCCCAAGGCGGGTGATATACTCACTGGCCATCAGATCACCCCAAGCAATGACAATAGCGAAAACCCCGCGCCAACGCGCTTCAATTCAATTGAATAAGCATTGCGACCGGGTGTGCCGTTGCGGTCATGATAGGACCGATCTTCGTCCACCTTCTGGATAGCGTGACTGCCGAAAACCCTGCCTCCCAGTGATACCAGCACAAGAGGGATGCCTGACTTCGCCGCGAGCCGTACACCTTCCAGTGTTGTCGCACCGCCGAATTCCTGCGGAAAAAGTACGCCGTTAATGCTTACGGTTTCGTTGCGCGGCCCGGTCCACTGCAGAGCGTTCAGCCGCCCTGCAGTTTCTATTTCCGCCCAGCTTGTATCCAGTTTCCGCCCGACATCGGTGTAACCGAAGCCGTGGGCACGAAAGGCGAATGGCCCAAGAGCCATCGTTACAGGTCCAGCCATTTTACCTCCTAGTCAGAATAGCTTGCGGCAAAGGTGCCCATAACGCGCTGGCCCAGTTTGTCCGCAGCCAGTTCAGCAATCGCTTCCGGGTCGGTCACCCCCTGCGGAACCGGAATGGTGATGTTGCCATGGATGTGAACGGACACACCGCCCTTCGCGCCACCAGCGCCCGGAACCGTCTGCGCCGCAGCTGGCGCAGCAAGCGCCGAGGTGGCCAGAACTGCTACCCCCGCAGCCTGCAGGCCCCGCGCACCGCTTTGCAGCCGTGACAACGGACGCGACCCCATGCCCGACAGATGCGCGCGGAACGCATTTTGCGCTTGCGCCACATTCAGGACACCGCCCGAAGCTGATGGCACAAACCACTCCGAGCGCGGCGTATGTTCGTTCACAAGGTATGGCAGGCCAGCACGGACCGGGCCACCGAAGGCACGGGCACCGGCAGGTTTGAGCGCGGGCGTTGCACCGGTGGCCGCTGACGGCATCGCCTGCAGTCGCCCGGACAGTTCCCGCACTTTTCCCAGAGCACGGTCAATAGACTCGGTACTGACTTCCGGTGCCACGTCCAGTCCACCCAGCAGCTGCAGCGCCTCTGATAGTTTGCCAGCTGCACTTTCCGCCTGGGCCAAGCGGTCTTCAGCTTTGCGCACATCAGCTGCGGCGCGATCAAGGTCCGCTTGCGCCTGCACCCGCATCGGGTTCAGAATACCGCTGCCAAACTCAGGCGCATCACCAAGCGCCGCCTGCGCCGCCTCAAGATCGGCCCGGTAGCCCGCCAGATCTTCCCGAAGTGAGGCAATATGCTCCCGCGTCGGAAGGGCGCCAATCCCCTTTGCCGCGCGCACCCGTTCCGCAGCAGACACAAAGGCCGTGTCGCGTTGATGCATGCCATCAATATCCGCCTGAGACGGTGCGGCAACATCTTGTGGCAGTTCGGCGTTTGCAACAGGCTTAATGCCCAACCCCGCAACCACACCAGTGCCGATAGCACCCCCCTTCAACAGAAACTTTCCCGCACCAGCCAGAAAGCCCCAACGGGCAGCACGACGACGACGGGCCATCCTGTCCATTGCCCGTCCATGTTTTCGCTCAAGGTCTAGAATTTCTTCTATGGCACTAGATCCGAAGTGACGGAAATCCCGCAGATGTGGCCTGAAATTCGGCCTGCCTAGGCGAAATCCCCGGCGATTAAGACGGCCAATAGAGTCCCCCATTCCCATTATGTCTGCCGCAGCAAATGCTGCCCCCGCACCGAACCCGGAAAGCCCAAAGCGCAGAACGGCCAACGTGCCGATCAATCCCGCCCCCGCTGTTAGCAGCGCACCACCAGCCACCGCCAAGGCCCCGACTGCGGTCGCCCCGATAACCAGCCATTTTGTCAGCTCTGGATGCTCTTTCGTCCACGCCACTATGCGGTCAATTATGCCCTGCGACACCTCCAGCAGGTCATTCAAATGCGGCAACACGACCTCGCCCACGCTAATTCCCAGACGGGTCATCTGGTTTCGCATCAGCTGCAGATTGTTCGCTGTAGTTTCCGCGCGGGCGGCATACTCAGCTTCAGCGCTTCCAAGGTACTGCCTTTCATCAGCGACCATACCCAAAATCTGCGGCAGCAATTCCGCGTTCGTGATCAGCTTGGTAAGCTCGCGCGCCTCATCGCCGAACAGGTCGGACATCACCGATGCCTGTACATGCTCTGGCAGCTTCCGCAGCCGGTCGAGTACATCCATGGTGGTGCCAACAGCATCGCTTTGCATGTCACGTGCGACTTGCTCAGAGTCCAGGCCCAGCCTCTTCATAGCTTGAGACTGCCGCTTGGTTGCACTTTCACCGCGCGTCAACGCGCGCCCCATATTGCGAAACGACGTTGCGGCAGTATCTGACCCGGCCCCCGCTGCAATCATAGCGGCACCGATGGCCAGCGTTTCAGTTTCGTCAAAACCAAACGTCGCACCAGATGCCCCAGCCCGGTTCATGAAATCCAAGGTCTGGTCTGCCCGCGCAGCAGATTTATTGGAAATGTGGTTCATTGCATCGAACAACGAACCGGCATCCTTCAGCGAAAGACCCAATGCCGTCTGCAGTGTGCCAAGAGATCCGGCAGCCTCTTCCGCGCTGATGTCAAAGGCGACACCAACCTTTGCAGCGAGAACGGCAAAGTCCATGAGGTCTTCACGTGCCACGCCCAACTGACCACCGGTCGCCGCCAACATGGCAAGCGCGGATGTGGACATGGGAATGCGCGTGGACAGCTTCAGAATGTCATCAGACATTTGGCGGAAGGCTTGCGGGGTGTCGAAATCAACAACCTTGCGCACATCCGACATGGCGCTTTCGAATTCGATTGCTTCCTGCACCGGATTTGAAAGCCCACCCAAGATCCGGCGACCGGTCTGCATCGACGCCTGACCTACAAAACTCAGGTTTGCTGCTGTGGCCAGCGATCTGTCCATGCGCTCGCGGGCTTCTGCAATGCGGGTCTGCATTGTCTCCAAGCGACGCATACGTTCCATCTGCCGTCCAAAAGCCGCAGTAGCCCCATCCACATCCCCGGACAGACGGCGCTGTTCGCCAGCAAGGTCAGCCGTGTTGATACCAGCCTTGCGCAGACCATTAAAACTTGCATCAAGCGCACGGCGGTTGCGACGGTGACTATCCGCCAGCCGATCCGCAGCACCCCGCGCGCGCTCCAATTCCCGATACATTTTCTGCGTCGGTGCTTTGGCGGTCTTAAACTGCAATTCCAGCCGCCGCACTTTTTCCCGTGCCGCTTCCATAGCTTCGCCAGACGCCTTGGCTTTTCTGCGCAGGGTATTGAAGTCCTCAATCAATTTCAGAGAACCGCGGATTCCCTGCAGCCGGCCCATTTCCGAACGCACACCATCAGCGAAACGGCCTGTGACATTTCGCATGTTCTTCAACATGCCGGAATACCGGTCATTTGCCTTGATGGTCAGCTGTGCTTCGAGACGCTTGGTCGCCATGGCCGGTCGCTCACATTGAATTGCAGGGAAGGGATGCCTATGTGTAAGGCATGGAAATCTTTGCGATGATCTTCGCTTTTGCTGTGATTGCCGCCGCTGTTGCGGCGACAATCATCATTGGCATGTTTGCTGGGGGAATTTGGGGCGCCTTGGCCTTTGCAGCGCTGCTGGTGCTAACCTACCGGGTAATGGACCGCCAAAGCGGACGCATACACCCGATGCGCCGCGAACAGTTGAACGCCTTCCAGCGCCCGCTGGCCGACGACTAACCTCATTCAAATTTCAGCCGGGTCGCATCCCACACATCAATGGCCGCGCTGTGCCAGTGATGAAATTCCGCCACTTTCATCGCCAGCACCTGCGGCAAGGGGGTCGAGAACACTTTTGCCACCAAACCCACGGCGAAGCGCAGCTTCTTTGCTACTTCGCCGCTACTGCGTTTCCCGACGCATCACCATCCGCCGCGACATCAGATTGACCGGTCAGGACGGCATCGACGGCCGCCTGCACAGCCGACTGATCAGATTCCTTGATCAAGCGGCCGGCACCCTTGGGAAGGCCGGACAGCGCCTCAATCCAAAACAGGTTCACCAGCATGGAAACCTTTGCGGGTATTGCGTTCGCCCGCTCCACTGGGTCTTCGACCAATTCAGCCTTCTGGCGAATTTCTTCAAGGCCCTGTTCGGCCTCAAAATCCGCGTAGTCGATCTGCGCGCCAATGGAAGGCTCATCAAACGTCAGCTTGTCAAAGCTCACGCCATCAAAGGTAAAGGGGCGCTTCAGCGGGACTTCAATAGGGAGTTTCATGCGGCATCACCTCACAGCAGCAGCGCAGATCGGATGTCGCCGGTCTGGCTGACACCGCCAACCGAAAAATCAAAGTCGTCAATCTGAAAGATTTCCGAACCGTCGATTTCCAGCTTGGCATAATTCTGCACCACGGTGCATTTCAGCTCGGCTTTGTCGCCGGGCTTCCAGTTCCCGGCGTCGCCGCTGACGAGGCGACCGCGTACGTAATAGACGGCACTGTGCGTCACGCCGTCTTCATCGACATGGGCACCGGTCACCATAAAGGCATGTTCGGTGCCGGGCTTGCCGGTCATCAACTTCAGTGTGGCCGGGTCGAACGCGGTTAGGGTGAATTCAAGGTCATCGTGCTCATAGCCCATGGCGACCTTGCGTTCTTTGATCATACCGCCATTGCGGAAACCTTCGGTCTTTTCCTTCGGCATCGAAATCGTGACTTCGGAAAACTGCCCGACCTTCACGTCTTCATTGGCCCACAGGGCGCAGTTCCGCAGGATGTATCCGGGGGTGGATTTCATGGCTGTTACTCCTTCTCAGCGCAGCTTAGAGGGGCGAACGCACCGGCGGCGCATTCGCCTTGTTCATTCAGCGGTGGCGGAGGCTTACGCCGCCGCCTTCAGCGCTTCCTTGGTCAGTTCCAGATAATACTGGATGTTGCGGTGCGCGATGAACCGGATGTCTTCCATCGGTGCGGGCGGCTCGAATTCCATGGACAGGGTGATTTTTCCCGCTGCCATTTCAGTTGGCTCGTTCAGGGTTTCGTCAATCCAGACGCGACCGCCCAGAATGGCCCCGGATGCCTTGAACGTCCGCATGGCCGCGTTGCCGCTTTCCAGCATGAACTTCAGGTTACCCGCCGAAAACGGCTTATCCACGAATTCCAGATACGCCTTTTCGATGGCTTCATTGATGAAGTCCGCCGTCCGGCGCACTGACAAGAACACCCACAGGTCATCGGTGGTGGCAGCACGGTTGCCCCATGTGATGAAGCCGGACCCCATATTGATGATGGTGCCCACATGGTTTTCGTTCAGGTAGTTCGCCTGCAGACCGTAAGTCACAGTCCGCGACGCGCCGCCGATGCCATTGATGCTCTTGTTCGACAGCGAATGCCAGAACCCCAGATTGGTATCGACGCGGGCCTGAACACCGGCAAACCGGGCTGATGCCGGGCGTGCCACATAAGCGCTGGTCGCAGTATCCCAGACAAGCACCTTGGGGTCCACCACATAGACACGCTGCGACCCGATCAGGTCACGATAGGCGATAGCATCGGCATCGGTGGTGTCCGGCCCATCAACAAAGGCCACGGCCTTCAGCTGGTCCAGCACACCAATCAGTTCGGCAACCACCGGATTGGCGGTCACACCGTCACCGCTGGTAAAGCCCGGAATGGCGATCAACCGGGGCTTGATGCCCAGCTGCGCTTCGGCCTTCTTCAGCGCGTGCACGCCGGTCAGTTGCGTGGCATCGCCCACCAGATTGGACATGGTGGCAGCGGTGTCCACACCCTCATCGACACGGATGACGATGGTGTATGCACCAATCTGGTCAAACACGTCATCAACAGCATCCTTGAGGGTTCCCGCATCCCCAAGGCCCGCAGCATCCGTGGGCGTCCCCTTCAGCAAAACCGGGGTGTTAAGCGGGAATTTGGTCGCATCCGCGTCAGGCGCGGTGCCAAGTAGGCCAACAACAGCGGTTGGAGCCACCTGCACCAAGACCGGGTTTTCACTGGACTCCGCCAGTCGCGCGCCGTGGTGGAAACTTGCAAAGCTCATCGCTCTCTCCTTCAGACAAAAGAAAACCCGGCAAGCAGATGCCGGGTGCTGCCCAGAACTCTCTGGGGCGGGTTATTGGGGGCAAATAGCCAGCTCAGGAAGTTACGCCTGCGGCCACTCGGCCAGCATGGCAGCCTTGTGTTCGGCGGTGGCGTAACCTGCTGCGATCAGACCACTGAGGAAGTGTTCAACAACCGGATTGTCGCGGTGGATGCTTTGGGGCACATCGGTTTCCCATTTCATCCACAGCAGCTTGATTGCGGGATCTTCCCGCATGGCCAGCTCGCCCGCGTCATCGATGCCGGTGATGTGCCGGAACAGGGTCATGGCTTCCAGCTTGGTCAGGGGGCGGTAGACCGGATCGCGGGGCGGCAGCGGTTCGACCGTCCAGCTGCCATCCTGCCAGTCCAGTCGCTCGGTGGCCGGATCATAGGCGGGTTTTGCCGGGGCCGGTGCATATCCCGCAGCCGTCAGATCCGCCTCGGTATAGGGGGCAGTCCGCCAGCGACCATTGGGCAGGCGCAGTTTTGCCGGTGGCAAGGCCGGGCGCGCGCCATTCAAGGAATAAAGGGGCTGTGTCATCTGCTTTGACCTCACATCAGTTCATAAAGGTATTCGCGCCCCGGATAGGCGTTCAGAACCCGACCCGGCGCAAAAGCGGTTTGACCGGACAGATCCGCCAGCATCATTTGCCCGTGGTATTGAAGCGAGCTGATGTCGCCGGGCGCTGTGAAGCTAAACGTCTTGCCTCCGTAGCCTGTGGATGTGCCCGCTCGGTTCCCGGTAATGACCAGATCTTGCATCGGCATTTCGATGCCGTATCCACCATTGTTCCAAAGTTCGGGAATGTGCTGGCTCTGGCCCGGGCTTGCGGCGTCGGCGTCGGAGAAATCCCAGGGGGCTGTGGCATCCCACTTATGCAAAGTGGTGACATATGGGTTTGATCCATCGGTCAAGATGCGCAGCATGAAACTGCCATCAGGCGCGACGCAGGAATGGCTTAGATTAATCAAGGGTATCTGCACGGCTGTGGTCAGATCCCAAGGCGTTGTCAGATTGTATATCCGGCAATGCGATGAAAGGTTCAAAACCATGTGCTGCCCGTCGTCGGCAAGGCTGATCCTCACGCCACCGCCCGGCGAAATCGGCGCGTAGCTGATGACCGAATTGACCGGATCGCTGAAATCGTCCCAGTTCTGAATATCGTAGATGACGATATTGCCACCCGAGGTCTCCGAAGTGGTGATCAGCTTGCCGGTGCCATCTGAGTTGAGAACAGTAAAGATCCCAGGAATGTAGCCCGTAGTTGGGGAACCCGGTACATCACGCGGGCGGATCGTGCGTTTCAGGAACCCCATTCCGGCAATGCCAGCGGCCCCAAAGCCGCCCCCGGCCTGACCCGCGCCGCCCAGCGACAGCAGCGGGCTGCTCAGCGCGCCGTCATGTCCGACAACGCGTCTCATTCTGGCACCGCCTCTGCGACCGGACGGTCGTGATAGCTGACCCAGACATCAAGCGCTGCATCATCGCTGGCAACAAATCGCAGCACGTCACCAGCCAAGAGTGTGCCGGGGCCGACGATAGCGGCGCGGGCGTCGCCTTCGGTGATGCTCTGGGCGGGCGTCACCTTGTAGGTCTCGCCGCCTGCGTCGATTTCGCAAGTCAGAATAACGCCGGATGCCGCGTCATTGCTGGTCTGAATAGTGGCAATATGGCGGGTGTGATCCGCCGGAACCGGGGGCATGGCGACACCGGCTTGCGTGACATGCGCCAGAAAACGGCTTGGGATGATGCTCATGGGTTCAGGCTCCTGCGATCATGGCGAGGTGTTCGGCGTCGGACAGGGCGTCAGAGCGCGGCACCCATTGGGCGCTGCCGTCTGGGCCGCCTTGCAGCATGGCGCCCGGTGTCGGCGCGCCTTCGGGCAACAGGCGGGGGTCCAGCGCGTTCAGATCTTGTTTGGTGGCGAGGGTGAGATACTCATTGATTACCGCCGTCACATTCTGCGCCTGACCAACAACAGTGATCAGGTCGAAAGTTTGCTCGACGACAGTCGCGCCACCTTCAGCGGGCAGGAAATCTGCGGTCTGGCCAGAATGGGTATAAGCATAAAGGACATCTGAACCAGTGTCGGGATCCTGCGCAAATAAGCCAAGTTCACGAATAAAGAACCCGGCCTGCACACCCTGATTAACAAGCACCACCCGAATTCGGGACGTGCCGTCACCAACTAGATCAATCGACTGGATGCCAAGAGACGTTTCTTCAGAAACCAACGCCTGCAAGTTTTCTACGTCCACTGGTTCAGCACCAGACCCCAGACCGACACGCGTGAACTGCAGCTGCTGACCGATCTGCGCCTTGGCCTGCAGCTGACGGCCAGCTGCCGTCAGGATCATTCCGGGAAAGGCTGCCATTAGTTTACCTCATGGTTGATTGTGAAGGTCTGCGAGATATGAACAGCGCCCGCAGAAAATTGGTCCAAACTGACTGCCCCCAAGGTCAGATCAGCCGGAAGGATGGTGGAGTGCCGACGCCGATGAATACCAACAGCCAATGTCTGGCCAGCGGGCTGGCAGGCAACATCGACTTCGTGACCGATGCTGAGAGCCGAACCGACCCGCACGCCGCGCCCAATCGAAATTTCAAACTGACGCTGGCTGCTGACTTGGATCTGAAAGCTACGGGATACAGGTGCAACCGAAGTGACGGCCCTCACGAGGTTCCGCGCTTCCTGCCCCCCGATAAGTCCGATAATCGCTCCCGACATGGGGTCGCCAAGGTCGATTGAAATCCGGAAGGTTCCCGGATCGCCCGCATAGTCCCACCACTCCGCCAGACTAGCGTCATAGCCCAAAGCCTGAACAACCCGACGAACAGCAAAAGGCGTGCCTTTATGCCGATGGACTTCAGCACTGGCAGAAATCACGCTGCGCTTGACACTTTCAGGCCATTCCACATCCCACACATCGACGGAATGCTCCCACGCCAGATGGTCCAGCAACCCAATATCAGCTGTGGCAGGGTCTTTAGTAATCATCTGAACTGGAAGACCAAACAATCGCTCCTCCAAGATGTCCAGCGCTTTCGCCAGAGGCGGAGCGGTAGGAGGCAATTGCGTGTCCGTCAGATCAGACATCGCGCCACCCCCCGGTGATAGACTGAAGGCTTAACGCAATACCCGTGCAGTGAGGGGCGTCGAACGGCCCTATTTCCAGATCTGCGGCGGGCGACACCAGTTCGACATCGACCACCCCCTGAACATTCAGCGCAGCAGCGATAGATGTGCGATAGAGTTTCCGACCAATGCGGATCCGACCATTTACAAACGCTTCCGCAGCAGCCTGTGCCGCAGCATGAACCGCCGTCGCCGTTTCCGGAGCGGTGACGTGCAGAACCGCCTCAATGGCGTAGGGCACCGGTTGCGCGGACACAACGGTCAGCTTGTCGGCCACAGGGCGGCGCTTGTCCGCCGTGCAGTGCTGAAACACCGCATCCAGCAGCACGGCATCCGCTGTGCCATCACCTTCACTGGACAGAATGACCATCTTAGGTTCGGCGGGCGGAATGGCTGGGTTCAGCCCATGGTTCGGACCATAGACCGCCACGTCCACTACCCGGTCATCCGCGTCCAGCGCCCAATAGACATAAGACCCCTCCGTGCCGTGCGGCGACCACGCCTCTATGACCAGCTGAATGCGGGCACGAAACGCCTCATCGGTTTCCAGCAGCGGGCTTTCCGGGTCGCTGTCATCCAGCACCTTGCGCACGACGCCGCGATTGGCCCCGATCTGGTCAAGGTCATTGCCAAGCGCCGTAGACAGGAACACCGACCGGATAGCCTCATTGATGCGGTTTTCCAGATACAGCTCCCGCGCCGCAGCCGCCTCACTCAAATAGCGCATGGGACTGGACGCAATATTGCGCGCCAGCGCCATAACTTCGGCCACCTTAGGGGCGTCAAACACCTCCGAAAGCTGCGCTTCCAGTTCCACCAGACGCGCCTCCAAAATGGCGTCATAGTCCAGCACGCCAATAGCGGTCGGGTCCGGCAGCGTGGTCAAATCAAGCGCAGCAAAACGGCTCATGCGGCAAGGCTCCAATTATCCACCCGGTCGCGCAGAACACGGACGGTTCGGGTTTCGTCATCGACTGTGGTCAGGTCGCCCACATGGGCGCGCGGGCGGTGGTTTCCGGTCAGGGTCATTGTGATGGCCCCGGTCGCCGCGCCCTCCACCTGAACATCGGTCAGTTCAAAACGCGGCTCCCATCGCTCCAGCGCTTCGGCCACGGCCACATAAAGCGCCAGAATATTCGCCTCATTCATTGGCGCATCAACCAGCCCAGGGACTTCGGAACCGAACTCACGCCGGAAGACGCGGGTGTTAATCCGCGTGGACAGGATGGTTTGGATGCTTTGCACGACATGCGCCCACCCTTCGACCGTGCCCCCGGTATCGTGATTCAGATCCATACCGGGTCAGGCGCTTGCCTTGCCCGCAACGGCTGCGGACTTCGATGCATTTTTTCCGGCAAACAGCTTCAGTCCGCTGCCATAGGGCGGCAGGTAGTACTTCGCCTGCCGCGCCGTCATCGGCAGAACCTCGCCTTTACTCCGGAACACCCCGCCAATTTCGCGGTCTTGCATCACCTCATAGTCCGCCAAAGCGGTTTTCTCATTACTCATCGCTTTCTCCTTGGTTTAGAGCGTCAACCGCCCGCGAAAACATTGCCAGACCCGCTGGCAACACTTGACCCGCAATCCACCGGGTCACCGACCCGGCCAATCTGCTTGCCATTGACAAAGACCGTACTGGACCCCGCAGCCAACGAACCGCCATGACAGCTTGGCAACGGGTCGCAGTGAACAGCCCAGCCATCCCCCTGCCGGTGCACCGGAATGCCGTTGACGAAAACATCCCCACTGCCGCCAGTGCTATTCCTAGGCGGGAATGCGCCGTGACCTGTGCAGCTATCGCCTTTGCGCGTTACCGCTGCCATCAGTTCATCTCCACCCTAGATCCAGCCTGCTGAATCCCATTCGCATCAAGCACGACCAATGAGCCATTTGAAAACGCTGTAATGGCCGCATCAGTCAAAGTGATACTGGACCCACCAACAGCAATTCGGCATGTTCCACCGCCATCGCTAATCTTGATGACGCACGGTCCTACGGACGCCAGAACGTATTCGTTGCCAGCCCCTGAAGGCCGCCCATTTGCATCCGAATTGATACTCCCCTGAATACCCGCATCATGCAGGTCGCCGGATTCGGAAAACACTTTGACCTGCTGACCAACCGACGGCGGGTTATGCGTCTTGTTCGCGCCAGCAGCGGGTTCTTCCCACGGTATCCAACCCGTCAGGAACGGCGCATCACCTTCCTGCAGCTTGACACGGGCAAGGCCATTGCCCGCATCAACTTCTGTCACCACCCCGGTACGCGACTGCGACCGCTGGCGGCGCTCCAATTCGCTCACCCGGCGGCGCAGGTCATCAATGATTTCCGGAAGACCCGCCATCAGGACGGCACCGCTTCAAGAGCCGCACCAGTCACGACGACATCGCGTGCGACACCACCAAAGGTATAAAGCTGCAGTGATTCCGCATCACGCGTGGTCATTCCGGTCAGACGCTCAAATTCGGCATAGTGGCCGGATGCCGCATCGCCCAACAGCTGCCGGAACAACGCCAGCTGCGGCACGCTATGCGCTTCCATCAGCGCCATGAAGCGCGGCCACGGCCCGCCATCAGGCAAGGGCTGGCCAAGGCGCGGGTCGGCAAAAACTTCGACCGTCAGCTTGGTTTGTCCGGCAGCAAGGCGCACGTTTTCCGCCGCGCTGCTGGACCGCATATGGTCCTTGGCGACATATGACTGCACAAAATCACCAAAGACCTGCGCCCACGGGCTGTCCGGGTCCGTCAGAACGCGGCCAATCTGCACGTCCAGAACATCCAGAACCGCTTCAAAATGGGCATCTGTCGCCGGGAACCCTTCGACAATGCTGGCTTCGCCGGTTTCCTTGTCAGTCTGCGCCATGGTCAGCGACACGCCGCAGTTGAACATGATGTCCACCCGGCCATTGGACCGCAGCCCGGTCTGGCCCAAATCCTGCGACTTGGCCGCGTCGGTATAGACCGCAATGAAGGGACGCTGCTGGTCGCTGCGCAGCTGGCCGTCCGCCGTCTGGTCGATGGCGGAAATCTGGCTGTCCAACACATTATCACCGACCAGCGTTCCACCAGCCTTCAGCGCCTGAACCGCCGCAATCCGCAGGGCCATCATCGTCAACGACATCAGTTCGCATCCCCAAGTTCACAAATCAGCCGAAGGTGCGACCGGTCATCGACCGCCTGCACCTCGAACACCGGCTGGCCGTCACGGTCCAGTGCCACCACCTTGTCACCTTTGCGCACCACCAGATCCGGATAGGCGGACCGGTCGATGCGCAGATACCCGCCATCGGCCATCACACCTGCGCGCCCTTTGTTGCCACGTCCGAAGTTAAGGCGTTCGGTGTCGCGGTCACCGGTACGCAAACAGGCGGCGATTTCCGCCGTGTCCCGCTCCGGATCTTTCTGCCCGCTGGCCAGCGGAAGATGGCGAATAGTTTCAGACCAAACGTCATCCACCTCCGCCATCAGGTCTTCCCGCAGCAACCGGTCCATCAGGACGCGGGTTGCAGCGCGGCCAGCGCCTCTTCAGCTGCCTTCAGCGCCTCACGAGCCGCATCCTCTTCCGGTGTGCCCTCCACAGACTTCAGGTGCAGATCTGCGGTAGACACTGCCTGCTTGGCGTCTTCCAATGCCTTCGCCGTTTCGGCTGCAGCCTTTTCTTCCGCTGTCAGTTCAGCCGCCTTCTTCTTCGGCGCGGATTTCGCAGGTGCTTTGCAAAAATCAGCGAAGCGGTCATGCACCACGTGATCCGCGTAACCAGCAGGCAGCAGTACCGGCTCTTTCGCGTTGACCTTCTCATCCCTTTCCGACCCCAGCACAACAGCCGGAATTTTCGCATTTGTGCGGAACGCAACCCACTTTTTTGCCTTCGAAGCCATTGGTGAACCCTTTCATCTGATGGCATACCGCTGCACCAAATATGTGCAGGGAAATGGCGACAAAGGCCCGGCGCTCAAAACGCCGGGCCTGATTTCTTGCAGACAGCAGTTCGCTTACAGTGTCAGGCGGCGAAGCGCGGCAGGCCGGGTACAGAGGTTGATGACGTTCATCTGCGCATCCAGATGGCGCCCCTTGCCATTGGCCATCGCGTACTGGCGCGCGTAACGCGGCAGGCCGATAGTGTTCACGGTCTCTTCATAGTCAGCCGGACCAAAGCGCGTCAGATACATCTCCGGTACACCGACCGGGAACAGCCGCGCTTCGGTATCGCCGATGTAGGCCGCATTAGCGTTCGCCTCTTTGGCGCGGCGGCCCGTCTTGTAGCGCTCAAAGACAAAGTCTCCGAACTCGAATTTGTTAGGAACGCCCCGGCGCAGAACTTCAGCCTTGTCGGTGTTCAAAAAGGTTTCCCGGACAACCTTCTGCATCCACATCTTACTGTGGAAGGTGCGGCCCGTCATCACGTGGAGATGGCCATATGCCATATCCAGATCATCCTCAACAGAGTGCATCACCCCATCCAAGATTTCCCCAAGATCATCTACATCACCCGCGCCGATACCAAGAGGAACCGCTGCCGGAACCGCGATGCCAAAGCGGTCATAGAGATTGTGCAGCACTTTGCCGGACTTGGACACGACCAGCCCTTTAATGGCCCCAACACGATAATGTTCCAAAGTGTTATCCATCGCACGGGCGTGCCGTTGCTGCTTTGAGTCAATCCGGGACTGGATGGTCTCCATCGCGTCGTTGCTGCCCAGCTGGCGAACACCCTGCACTTCATCCGCCGATACGAAATCGTTGATTTCGAAGTGGTCCATATTGAACGGAATTTTGTTCCGCTCGGTGTCGCCAACCGTGACGCCGGGACCGCCGCGCGGTGTCGGCTCGATCAGATCCAGAACACCGTTTTCTTCCTCGACCTCAATTGTGGTGACGTTCACACCATCTTCTTCGAAGATACGCAGGCCTCCGATTTGTCCGGGGACAAAGGGCTGGTCGTTCAGCCCAGCCGTCAGGGCGATGACGCTGAATTGCGGATCGTTAAATTGTTCCATATTGGCTGCCCCCTTAGCGCGCGCGGATGCCAACAGCGTCCAGCTGTTCAATCTTGGCATCCATTTTGGCTTGATCATCCACCGACGCGTGGTACGCGAGCATCGGCAACTTTACTTCGGCATCGCGGTCCACGAATGATACTTCGACATCTGAAGTTGTTGCGTTGACGCCATAAGCCAGAACGGCGCAGGCGACCTCCGCACCCTCGACACCGGCGACTTCAGCATGCGGCGACGGTACAAAGTGCTTTTTGTTGGCCGTCAGTTTACCCATGACGGTTCCGGCTTCGACTTTGCCAGTGCCCGCCGGGACAATGCCATTGTCCAGAGACAGGTTCCCGTTCGAAGGCGTGTTGAGGAACGACAGAGCGCGGGTCTGCATGGTTGCGTTTTCCATGGGTTATGCCTCCTTACGAGCACGGCGCGCATAGACGCTGCCAGAGTTGATTGGCGCCTGCGCCTTGCCGGTCGGGCTGCCTGCAGGCTGCGCAAGTTCGGATGCCGCGCTGCGGCTGGCCTGATAACCTGCGGGGTCTGGGGCGTTTTCATCTTTCACGGCGGTCGTATCACCCGCCGCCGCCTTCAGCGCGGCAAGGGCTTCCTCCGTCGGCATCTCGGTGTCGAAGGCCAAATGCTGCGCAAGAACCTCATGGCCTTTTGCAGCATCATCGCCAGTGATGGCCTTAATACGGGCCTTCACGTCGGCAGCAGTGATGCCCTGCACTTCCTGTTCAGAGGGCTGGCTGACGGATGTGCCGTCCGCCGCCACGGGTTTCTTGGCCATGGTCGGTGTCTCCTTTTCATGGTCAGGGGATTGCGCGGCGGACGCCGCATTCCGGGCGACGGCTTCGAAGGACCATTTTTCCTTCTTGGCCTTCGCCACGAGTTTCTTCGGGGCACGGGCAAAAACCCGGTAGTCGAATGCGGCGACGGCCTTGGCCCGCCCCCCTTCGGTGTCCGTGGCGAAACCGCGCGTCACCGCCTCTTCGCCGGTCAGCCACAGTTCGTCTTTCATGTCTTCGCGGATGGTTTCAGCATCTTCGCCGGTTTGCTCCGCGTAGATGTCAGCCATCAGGTCGGCCAGCTTGTTCAGCTGTTCCGTGGACTTTTCGTGGTCACCCGCATTGCCCCATGTGAACTTCGCAGGGTCATGGATCATCATCAGGGCACCGGACCGCATGGTGATGGTGTCACCGGCCATCGCGATGACCGAAGCCGACGATGCCGCGATGGCATCGACCACTACCGCCACGTCGCCGCGATGCGCCTTCAGGGCGTTGTAGATGGCAATGCCGTCATCGGTATAGCCGCCGCCCGAATTGATGCGCACGGTGATGTCCGCATCACGCCCCAGCATCGCCAGCGCGTCGATGACTTGGGAAGCGGTGAACCCTTCATCCCAAAAGTCATCCCCGACGAACCCGTAAAGAACGAGTTCGCCATCCACCAAGATGGTCATGACTGTCTCCTTGTTGATCAGGTGAAGCGGAACCGCTTCGCGTATCTGGTCCGGCTGCGCTTGCCCGTGGCCCGCGCGCATTCCGTTTCATATGTGGCGATCAGCGCCGCCAGACGTCGGTCATTGGCCCGCTGAAACGTCACCTCTTCACCGTCGATACGAACGGTTTCCCGCACCCCGCCGGTTGCCAGCTTCAACTGCATCTTCTTCAGCGCAGTCACGACATCGCAGGGCTGCGAAATATCGATGGTGTCTGCACCAATGCGCACGGTGTTCGCCACGGTCATGGGGCTGGCTCCGTTTCAATGATGGGCTGCGCCTGCCGAGCCGCGTATGGCGATTCCATCCCCGCTTCGATATAGCGATCATGCTCGCGCTGGCGCTCTTCAAACAAGGCGTCCGGATCTACACCCAAATCCCCGGTTTCGATGCCGATGGAACTGGTACCGTTTTTCAGCCGTTCGGTGGATGCCCGCGCGGCCTTATGATCATCCGCCGTGGGCTTCGCAGGCCCTTGCCAGTTGGCGGCAGACACCCGGTCGCGATTTGCCCGGAAGGCGCGGTAGCCCCCCTTGAAGGGTATACGGCCTTCGCCAACCTCTTCGTCCAGCCAGTTCGCATAGACCATCTGGCACATCGGCGCGGCGACCCGCTCCCGGCGGCGCAGAACCACGGGCCAGATGCTGGACCCCTCCATGCGCACGCTGGCATAGGTGGCATCGGTGTAATCCATCGTCAGGCCCCCGTAAGTGCAGCCGATGGTCCGTGCCATGTCGCGGGCAAGGCTGTTCGAAAACGGCAGGAAGTCCCGCCCCGGCACGTTCGCGGTTTCCAGCCCCAGCTTTTCTCCGGGGCCAAGGTGCGACACCTGCGGGTCGGCCCCAACCGAAATCCGACTTTCGGCAGCGCGGTCCAGCTGCGCGCCAAGGAAATCGAGATACTCTTGCGCGTACCCGGTCCCGCCCCCGCTCTCTTTCAGCACTTCCAGCGCCTCATAGGCGTCTTGGCTTGGCTGCTCACTGGTCAGCGTGATGGCAAAAACGGTCTGCAGAATGGCCATCTGAAGCGTGGCATCATCCAGCATTTCCGCCTGAATGTGTTTGCGGAACGCCGGGGCCAGCTGCGAGATCCCGCGCACATCTTCCGAATCCATCGGGTCGAAGATGTGCATGACAACTGGCCGGCCATCGGTGTCGAACGCGGGATAATCCCTTTTTGCCTTCAGGCCGCTGGCCGATGTCTGGAACCGGTAGGCGACAGCGCGGCCATTTTCGTCATGCCGGACGCCCTGAAACAGCCCTTCCAACTCGCTGGTGTCCTGCACCAGCCGGGTTGGCGGATACAGCAACAGCTTGGTGCCGGTGGTCAGGTTGTACTTGCGACGGCGGTCATCCGCGAAAAAATCGAAGACCCCGGTGACCTCGCCATAGGCGATGTGCCACCGCAGGCCAATGTCCACCATTTGCGGACCGGTCAGCTTGCCCCGCATGTCGCATTCGCGGGCCTTCTTCCAGTAGGCCGTCCAGCGCCGCTTGACGATGCGAATCCAGTCCGCCTTTTCCTTGTCGTCATACCCCAAGCCGGTCAGGTCCGGGTCAGGCGAAAGCGTCAGGCCAACACCGACCGTATCCGCCAGAACTTGGTCGGTTGCGCCTTTCAGGCGTCCGCTGTTCTGGATCAGGTCCATGGCCAGCCCGGCAGCACGCGACCATGAACGGCGCACATCGTCCCTGTGGCTGGTCACCGGGGCCACCCGCGATGCGATAACACCGCTGCTGGTGTCACGCAGATAGCGGGCGGTCGGGCGCGAAGACCGCTCCGCCTTGGGCATCTTGTTCCAGCCCAACGCCTTGCCGACCATGTTGGCGAATTTGCTCATCGCGTCCGGTTTCTCCACTTCGACCGCGCACGGGCCTTGGCCTGCGCTTCGGCTGGTTCATCGTTCTGCGGCGCAACTTCCTGCGCCGGTGCCGCCTGCGGCTGCGCCGCCATCAGCAAGTCTTCGAAATCGCCCTGCACATCTTCCGGCGGGCACTCGCGCTCCGCCATCAGCCGGTCCCATTCGGCGTCCGGTAGGTTCCGAACCCCCAACCTGATAGCGGCAGCTTCCGCCTGCAGGTGAGTATCCAAACCCTCGTTGGCTTGGTTCGGGTCTTTGACCCACAGATACCGGGTGAAGCCCGATTTGGCTTTTTGCGCCTTGCGCGTTTCCGCAGTCAGCTGCCGGTAGAATTCATCATCCAACCCTTTGGGCAAGGCGATGAAACCGCGCTCTTCCGGGTCGGTTTTCTTCAGGTTCCGGTAGAGCCCCATTTTCAGAACAGACGAGGCGAAGTTGAAGAACCGCTTCGAATAACGGACAACCTTGCCCCGGCGGTTTCGTTCTTTCTTCACCTGCGCCAGCAGCGGGGCGCTTTCCGGATGCACACCGCGCACCATGATGACTCGGCTGGCCAGATGCTTGCGCGCCCAGTCCCAAACGTCTTCGGTGTAGGCGTTGCCGTCGATGGCCAGCAGATCAATTTCGACCTTGCGCCCATAGGCATTCCGGAACCCCTGACGCATAAGGCCGTTCAGTTTGGTCTGACACTGTTCATCGGAAATGTGCCCGTTGAACACGCCGTATTCCACAATCGCGCGGCGCTTGTTCCGCCCCCACGCGACCACCTGCCATTCCACCCGGTCGCCCTGACAGTCCACACCGCAGGTCAGCATCGGATAGCCCGCCGGGATGCTGCCGTGGGCATAATCCGATTCCGAAGCACGGTCGCGGATGTCTTCCCACGGCGGGGCCTCGCCCAATACGCGATAGGCTTTGCCCACCACGTCATTCCAGAACGTCTGTTCCTTCGGCGGGTCGCCCTTTGCAGCCAGCCATGACCGCGCGACCCGCTCAAACGACTGCAGCGGCGAATAGGCCGACCACAGGTAAAACGAACGGTGATACCGCTTCATCTTTGGATTCGCGGCCCGCCACTCCACACGCGGGATGATTTCCGCGCGATGGTGATCTTCAATAGCGCATCCGCATTCCGGACAGGTGAAATGCGCGCGCTCCGGATGATCTTCATCCAGACTGCGCAGCATGTTTTCCCATTCCAGCACCTGTATGAAATCGCAGTGCGGGCAGGGCACATAAGGATATTCCTGCGACCCCGCCTCAAAATTGGTGGTGATCCGGCACCCCGGCACAACCATGGGCGTCGAAATCTTGAAAATCTTGGCGAACTCGCGGCCCTGACTGCGGCTGTCCGCTTGGTTCTCAGGGTCGCCCGCGCTGTTCATATCCCACTTGGCAAGGTCATCCTGAACCTGACGGGACATGGAAACCTGCGACAGCGAGGCCGGAGAATTGGCCCCGGAAATCAGGATGGCCCCGCGACCGTCGCGGCGCTCTTTGTAAAAAACTGAGTCCTGCCCGTCGCGGGCCTTCATCGGAAAAATCTTGCGCAGCGCCGTGGTGCCCTTCAGCATCGGTTGCAGTTTCATTTTCGACCAGCGGCGGGCATTCTCTTCAGTCGGATGGACATAGAGAAAATCGCCGGGGTCCATATCCATGGACCCGCCGGTAAAGATATTCGCCAGCACCGTGCCGCCCAGCTGCGCCGACTTCGCCATAGTCACGATCCGGCAGGGATCTTCCGGCGACAGTGCCATCAGGATGGCGTCGAAGTAGCGAAACCGCTGGCGGTTATAGGGGCCGGAAAACTCGCTTTCCCGTTCCGAAAATTCAATGTTGCGCTCTGCCCACGTCAGATAATCGACCGGCGGCGGCGGGTCCAAGACCTCTGCCAGAACATCGTGCACCATCCATTCGGCACTGGTGACAGAGACATCCAGCATTAGGCGTCAATCTCCAAGTTCGTTTCCACCCGCTTTGGTTTACCCTCCGCAAGCACGCGCTGTTTCATGGTTGCGGTCTTTCGGACGTTCCGAAATTCGCTCTTCAGAAGGTGCAGGACATCGCGCTGCGGAACGTCGAACTGGGACGCCAGAGCCGCAGCAAAATCAGTCAATGCACCTTCGAAGATCTGCATCATCATCCCGGCGACACGGGTCAGCTGTTCCCGCGCGTCGTCAGCCGCTACCAGCATGCCTAGCTGGGCTGCCTCTTCCGTCGCCTGAATCCGGTTCGTGCGCAGCTGCTGTTCCAGCTTGGCCCGCTTAAGCATGTCTTCCACGCTGTCAGGCTTGGGCTGCGCAGCAAGCGGCACCTCAGGCGCATCATCGACTGGCGGCGCGCCTTCCGCCGTTTCCGGCTGAGGCACCGGCAAAATCGGCTGCAGTTCTAGAACCTCCTCTAGCTCTGAAACCGGCGCTGTCGGCGCTTCTGCCTGCGGATCAGCGTCCACCGTTGTCCGCGTGGCAATCCCATTACCCAGCGACTGGCCGATGTCGCGGTTTTGGCGAACTTGGTTCACCGCGACGGCAAAGATGATCTTTCCCTTCTTGCCGGGTTTGGTGAACGCACTGTCCTTAAGGATGTCCTTGGATTTCCATTGGCTGACTGCCGCCCGGCTGACACCCATTTCACGCGCGAACTCTGCCTGCGACAATTCCCGGCGTTCATCTGTCATGGTTGACCTGTTCAGTCCGTCGCCGGTCGGGCAGATTGTTAAGCCCCCGGTGTTAAGCGAACCCCCATTTGTTAAGGCTTTCAAAAACCCGTCTGACTACCGAACCCCCGGGCGGTTCCACCACCGCGTGCTGTCAATATGGGGGTACGGTCCCTACTATCCGATCAAATGCGCGATCATCTTGCGCTCTAACGACAAACGCTCAAAGTGAAACAGCACCGACGTGCTGTGGGCTTGTAAACATCCACGCAAGCCATGCATCTCCACCCAACCCAACTGACTGAGCCTGTTAAGAAACTCTTGGTCGCTGTTGCTCTCCTCAGCCATTGCCACGAGACTTGCCAAGAATTCAGTTGATTCTTCTATCGAGATTTTCTCCATGCCCAATCCCCGTATGCACTTTCAAATTGAGATGACTTGTCCGAACTGCTCCAAACAGACAGACATGCCAGTACACGATGTGTTTGACTGGCAACCACGTCGCACCAGTGACTACCCGCACTTTCTGCAGGCAATAGAAGCAATTCAGCGCAATGAGCATTCCGCTTTTTCCGGTGACAAGCGGCCCAACCACCTCCGCGCCGACGGCAGGGACAAGGTGACAGCCTATGGTCATGCGACTTGCCCCAAATGCGCCCAGCCTATTCTGCTTCTTTTCAACTCAAGCACCCACAATCTGCACCTTCTCAAGAAAGCTGACCCACAAAGCGCCTTGGCAGCATCGATGTTCGCCCGCGAATACATAGAGCTTTTGGGAACAATACCTGCCGCCACAGAATACTCCGTTCCAGACGACCTGCCCGAGGTCGTACAAGTTCTTTGGCCTGCCACCCAATTGTCCCTGGATAGAGGCGATCCACCATCCCGGATCGTATCCGAATGCCGGAGCATCCTTGACGTTTGCCTGAAGGAACTGGGAGAAACCAAGGGCTTGCGAAAATCTCGAATTGGCAATCTTAAAGACAGGTTTCTTATTACTGAAGACATAGCCTCATGGGCCAACGAGCTATGGGACGATGGAAATGATGCAATTCATGACATTCAAGCAAATGCGGAAGATGCAAAGCAGCATGTTGAATTCCTAAAGCTGTTCTTCCGAGTGGTCTTCGAACTCCCAAAAGAAGTTAAACGCAAGCAAAGCAGCTGATTGCGAGGTCACAGCCCCAGAAGGCGGCTGATTTCGTGATCCAGTCGGCGCGGCAGGTTCTGCTGCACGCTGCGCTCAAAGGCATCGGCGGTCGCGCCGTCCACCATCTCTTCAGGGATGAATACGCCGGACTTAACCCGCTTCAGGTGGAAGCGCTGTTCGCTGATCCGGTCCATCACGTGCCCGCCGAAGGCGCTCAGGTCCACGCGGCGGGGGAAAGCACCGCCACGGAAGAAGGTGCGGGGGAACAGAACACGGCCACGGGCTGTGCCAAGATTGGCGACCACGCCCTTTTTGGTCTCGCGCTTCTGGAAATACTTCAGCGCCACATCACCGCCCGCCGACTTCAGCGTGTAGTTCAGATCATCCCAGGACGAACGCTTGACCTTCACAGACTTGCGGATGGTTTTATGCGGCAGACCGGTCTGTTTTGCCAGCGTGCGGACAACCTGCGTCCGCGCCATATCGCCGGTACGGTTGATGGCCCGGTTTACCGCCTTTGGTGCATCCTCACCCAAGGCCCCCAGCATGTTTTCAAACCGCTGCAGGCCCTTCACATTGACTTCGCCCACGCTGAACATTGCCACCCCCAAGAGTTCCGCCGCCTTTAGCAAGAAAGGCCAGCCGCTGTTTATGGCGACCGGCCTTGATACCGAGGGGAATAGAGGAAATCAGATGTGGCGCATTGCGGTCTCCCTTGCTGCATTTCTGCCTGAACTCTCTTCGGCAGCGTCAGATACAAAGAAGGCCCGCGCTTTTCAGCCGGGCCTTTGTCATCCATTGCAGCAGCAGTGTCACAGGCGGCGACGCTATTGCGTGGTTGCCCGGACATGTCGGCATACAATCAAATGCGGAATTACTTCTTGCGCCTTTGATCGCCCGGAATGATGGCATGTATCTTTCAACAGGGGCCACCGAACCTTCGACAATTTTGATTGTTAAGGGAAGATCCTGTGGAGCGTCAACCCCCCTTAACAATATCGAGTGTCGGTTAACATTGCGAGAGGGGCGGTCGCCCGCCCCTGCCCACTTATATGCTTTTCAGATGGAAGCCGCAGACTTACTGCCGGGGTGAAGACGCCCCATCTTGATGTCGCTAATCCTTCCCGGATTGACATCATAGTCAGCAGCGATCCGGTTCTGGAACTCACCCCGCAAAATCCGCCCCCAGATAGCTACGGCATCGCTGAAGGTAAGTTTCTTGCTTGGGCGTCTGAGATCATTACGCATACGCGTTCTCCATAAGATTGGAGCCGCTTGGGGGTTGACTGGAAAGGCCAATAATGGGTAATAACCCTTACAACTACTGTTCTTTCGCCCCGTAACGGCGTTTGATGTAAGCCGCAGACTCTTGCCGGAGTCTGCGGCTTAATTCGTTCTAGGTGATAAGGTCGGATTTTGCAACGCCAAACTTATAAAATCCTCGGAGAGGCGATTAGGGGGCCGATTTAGGGGGTGTATTATATTTCCGCCTTACCCCCGGCTAATATCGGAAATCCCCTTGAGAGGGGCGATTATCCCACCCATTGGATATGTTCCCCTTTATCCCCTACTCTATCAGCTGACGACGCCAAGCATTCCAGCGGTCGATTGCCTCACCTTCACTTCTGGACCCCACCGCAGCGCGCCGCCCACAGTTGCCGCAACTGATGCAATAACCATCCTTCGCATGGACAACCTCCGCCAGCTGGTGACCACAGCCGCAAGGGACAAGGCGCGGGTCAGCGATATCATCACCGGATCTATCGGGTGCCTTAGTTTCAGCCGGCACATTTTCCGAAACCGGCAGCTTAGCCAAGGGAATATCCAAAGGCGTGTCGCGCCCGAAAATACTCACAAGGCCACGCGCGGATTTTTCCGACACATCAACCACGGTGAAATCAAACCCCGCAAACGGGCCATCAGGCACGCGCAGCACGTCGCCTGCGGCATAGCCTGCTTTTACCATCTGATAACATGCAGGCGACAGTTCGCCGCCGCCCCATTGCCGCATCAGCCGGATGATGCGGGCCTGCGGAATGGTCACAGGTCGGCCCCCCGTCCCCATGACACCCGTCACCACATCCAGCGCCATCAACTGATGCCAGCGCGACTGATCAACCGGCCATCCAACAAACAGCCAGTCCACCAGTTTGGGCTTTGACACCAGCGACTGTTCCGGGCTGAAGCGGTTCTTGCGGCGCAGAACCTTTTCAATGGGCAGGAACACTTCGAACCCCGCGCGGCGCAGGATGTGTTCGGGCAGAAACACGCGGTCGCCGGTGCCATTGACCCGGCGCTTGCGCAGACGGCGCTGACGGTCGCGGTAGGTCTCAAACTCACCGCCCACCGTGATGGCCCTGATGCCGCCCACCTGTTTGCGCACCACCCGGACAGCGTACCACTGCAAGTTCTGCGCCTCGATCTTGCCCATCATCATGATGCACCCCCCAAAACCAATGCCCGGATCTCTTCGCATTTCACCTGCGCGGCCTCACGCGACGCGCGCCATGACAGATCTGCATCTGAAACCATGCGCCCATCGGCTATACGGCGTTCCAGGTCACCCAGTTTGCGCAATGCGGTCTCTGCCTCAGACTTGATAATTTTCACATCCTCAGGCTTCGGCCATGACCGCTTTTTCTTGAGAAACCGCAACAGTTCCGGCCCCCAGTTCCCGGCCATAGCATCCCGGCCCAAAGCTGCGGCAAAGACGGCCCGCATCAGCGGCGACGCTTCGGCATCAGGGGGCTGGATCTTCGCGGCGCGTTCAAGGATTTCATTCGGGATCATGATCTGGTCACGCCCCCTGCCCTTGGGGTTGGCGGCCACTTCCTCTTCTAGGGCCGCAAGATTGAGTTCCGACATATAGGCCAGCTTGGGGCACAGCACCTTTGCCACCATCGCATCAAACTCCGCCTGTTTCGTGAACCCCTTTGGCTTTGCCAGCCCGCGCGCCAGCAGCGGTTCAATCAGCACCGCCCTGACCCTCTTTTCACCGTTTGCCTGTTCAGCACTGTCCATGCGTCTTGCCCTTTTTCTTTGCATATGCCCCGGTCTTAAATCGTGGTTCGGTCGGTATTGGGGCGCTTGTGGCAATTTCGTTTTCTATATTTTCATCTTCTGTCCTTTCAGCCCGGAACAAACCGGAATGAAAAAGGGCGGAAACAGGCCAGAACGTTCCAAATCCATCCGGATTCTTTCCGTGTTCGCTCCGGTTTCTTTCCGACTTCTTTCCAAGTTCCTTCCAGCGGAAGAAACGCGGAAGGGTTCTAGCCAGACATTTCAGCTCGCCAATCGACGCCTTCCTGTGCCAGTGAAAAGGCTTCCAGCGCCTTCCGGATCATCGGCGCACGGCGCTGCCCGTTGGCATCGAAGTTATCGACAAGGAATTGGTCAAAGCGCAGCAACAGACCTTGATCTTCCGTCATGCCCTTGGGCGCACCGGCGCGCAGCATCTTTTCAGGCAGCGCTTCCAGTCGCTTGCGCTCGCGCTCCGCTTCGCGCTTGGCCAGCTTGTCTTCGCGCATGCCCAAGGCGTCCTGTGCGATCTTCAACACTACCGGGTGATATAGGCGCTGGCGGCCATTGTCGCAGACGCATTTCCGCCAGTTGTAGAGCGGCCCAATCGGACGCGCCTGCAGGCGTTCCCATTCTTCAAGGGACTCACCCACCAATCGCGCAAGAAGGCGGTCATCGGTGGGCAGGGTGCCCACCGGGTCTTCCTTCTGCGCGATGTTGAACAAGTCAAACCCGACCGCGCGCACGTCCTTATCCGCCATCAGCCGGAATTCCGATTGCAGCCACCAGTCAAACCGCCAAGCCATGAAAAAATGACTGTCCAGCCGTTCGCCGGATGGGATGGGGTATTCAAACAGGTCTTCGCTATCGATCAATCCAAAGGGTCTTGCCGCTTCAGCCATGCATCACCGCCCCACCTTCGAAAGAACGCGGGGACCCAGCGCCCCTTCGATCTTTTTGAGACGTTCCAGCATCTTCTGCCCTGTGCCAATCTCAGCATCCAGACGGTGGGCGTATTGACTGATTGCCTTGCGCTGTTCGGTAGCCGATTTCAGAAAGTCGCAAACATCCTTGGCCAACTGCGCCATGTCTTCATTGCTTCCTGCCGGGCCAAAGAATTCTTCGCGAAGCTGCGCCACCCAGCCCGGCATTACGTCAAGCACATCAGCCACCGTATCGTCGGTATCACCCGCCTTGTAGCGTTCGCCGTCAGTGTCATAGACCGCATCCAGCATATCCGTGATTTCCCGCTTTTGCGCGCGGGACGGTTCGCGGGTTTCGGGCTGTGTTTGTACTTTGCTCTTGCTCAATTTTGCCTCCCTTCGCTGTGTCTCACAGGCAGCACAGCGAAGGCGCTTGCCGATGTAAGACCATTTGATTTTCTGCAGCTTGAAGACGGCCTGCCCTTCGCCGTCTTTGCCGGTCTTGCCATGAACCGCAGGAACGCAGTGCTCAGCACCGCAATCATCGCAAATACAGCGCAACTGTGGCTGACCCCGATCATCCCGGACGGATTCAAAGGCCATCTTACGCCCCCTTTCCGAAGGCGCGCCGCTGGCGGTCGCAATACCATTCCGACTGCAGCCGACTGATATAGTTGCGACCGGCACGGGAAAGCGCCCGCAAGGCGGCGTCCTGTTCTTCGTATTTACCCATGCGCCATGCCAGCAGTGCTGGCGCAGCCTTCTGCCCGACGCGGCGCATTTCGACCTCATCCATCTTGCGACAGGTGTCGCAGCAATAGCGCTGCCAGCTGCGCGACGGTGTAAATTGGCGTGAACACATTGGGTTCAGGCACACGCCCGGCGCGGCCAACGGGAAATCCGCAAGTTCGGCATGCGCGATCACATGAAACGGCTCTAGGTCGAAATGCGCCGCCGGTGCATTTGCGAAGCGGGGTGCGGCAAGGGTCATGGTGCTAAACTCCCATTTGCCGCGCTGTCCGCGACAAAAGTTGCGGCACTGAAATCCCACCGGATCTGCGTAAAACCGACCGCCGGAAGGCCATAGCGGTTGTCGAACCACGCCTGCATATTTCCTGCGCTGGCGAAGCCTTCGATGGTCGCCAGCTTTTCCATGTTTGCTCCCACGCAGCCCACACCGCCGATGACAGCGCCCCAATGATGAATTTCGACGGGTTTTGAATAGAGGCACGGCACCCGCAGCAGCAGGCGGCAAGCTTTTGTTCTCATACCCACATAAAGCTGCAGTTCATCGCCCGCCGCCGCATGACGACGCTTGCCGTTCGGACGGATGGTGGACAGCTTACGACCTGACAGAATGTCAGACCCGAATTCCTGCTGAAAGCTATAGGCGACCATCACTTCACCCCGGCGTCCAGCGCATAGGCGCGCGAGGTCAGGCCGTAGTCCTCCAACAGCTTGTCGATGCGAGGGATGACCCGCAGCCGATGCCAGCGCTGTTCCACGGCCCGCCGGTCACGCTTCAGACCCACGGCGATGTGATCAAAGGGAATACCCTTAGAGCGCAACGTCACCAGTTGATGGTCATCACGCGACGACCAGCGCGGGTGAAAGATAGCGTCCAGCCGCTTCGCCGCGCGCGCCTTCAGTTCAGCCTTGGTGAGGGTGCGCCGGGATTTGCGGGCAACTTTCGATGTCATAGCAGGGCCTCCTGAATTTCGGCTGACAGCTGGGGGCCAAGCGCATGAGACGACGCCATCGCCTTGCGGACCCGATGTTCAGCGATTGCGAAATATTCGGGGTTCTTTTCGACACCGACCGCACGGCGACCCGTCAGCGCAGCTGCCACCAACGTGGTGCCTGATCCCATGAAAGGGTCCAGAATGGTTTCGCCCGGATTGGTAAAATCCAGCACAATGTCCCGCATCAGCCGCCATGGCTTTTCGGTCGGGTGCCCACCGTGCCGGTCGGGCGGGTTCGTCAAATGGGTGTAGACACCCCGCTTGCCGCCGCCGTTCCATTTGGCATGGCCGGAACCGCACCATGCAGTGACGAAGCATTCAGCCCCTTGCGCTGGCCCCTGACCGTTCAGCTGCGGCGTGCTGTCCGGCTTTACCCAGATGCAGCCGCGCTTGTACTTCATAGCGGACGGGTTGATGACATCAGCCCATCGGGCGACACCTTCGATGGTGCAGAAAACGATGAACCACTTACCGCAGATATTCACCGACAGTTCCGTGAACTCTGCACGAATTTCATCAATCCCCGCGAAGTCCAGCGCCCGCAACCGCACACCGCCATCGGTGCGCAGCTTTCGCTTCTCGATACCATTCTTCGCGTCATGCAGGGACTGTTCATAAGGCGGGTCGGAAAACAGGTGGTCCACCGGGTCAAGATCCGGCATCACCGCCAGCGCATCCCCCAAAATCAGGCGACACCCGCCAATGGTCACATCTTTCTGGATGGCATCGGTCACAGGGCCACCCCGAATTCCGACCCTTCGGCCACCAGATACACCGGAACATTGTGCTGCAGGCCCCAGCAGGCTTCGCGCCAGACGCCACGCGACCGGTCCCACCCGTCCATCGCCGGGATGACCACCGAACCGCTGGCCGACAGGATGGGCTGACACCAACGCGCCCAGAATGCGATATCCAACGGGTCCAGTTGCGCCTCAACATCGGCATTCAGCATCGCGCAGGCCATCACGATAGGGGAGGCAACCGTGACCCCTTCAATCGCAAAGGCCCGCGCCCATCTGGCCGTGCGAACCTCAAGATCCAGCGACAGGCCAGAATCCCATTGCAGGTCACTGTCCAGAACCTGCCGCGTGTAGGGCGTGGCGAGATACGCCATCCGCCCGCCAATACGACGTACAACATCCAGAAACGGGCAATCGACATGCAGCAGCACATCGCCGGGATAGGTCGCCTTCAGCCACTCCCAATCAGGGCTGCGCGGAAATTGAAAATCAATGCCCATCGCGCGTACCCCTCAGAAGCCGGCGCAATTCCGCAATGGACTGAACCGCGCAGGAAACCAGACCCGCAATCGCCAGCAGCACCCACCACACGGGGAATTCAACAGAAAGAAACAACAGATCCATCATGCCGCGCCGCCCCCTGCCCGCATACGTGCATGGACACGCTCTTGCGCGCGCTGCAGGGCTTCCATGGCATCGCCGATTTCACTGCTGGCCGCTGCCAGTTCATCGGCGCAGCTGGATTGTTCTGCCGCCAGAATGGCCGCAATCGCTTCGCCACTTTCTTTGGCGATGCTGGACCCGTCCTGCAGCAATGATCCGGCTTCGGCTGCGGGCCGGTTTTCCAGCCGCCGCGCCATCATGCGCGTGACAGGGTAGCTGCCTGCCGCATCTTCCAGCGCCACAACCTCAGCCACAGTCCAATCCAGATTGCCGCTGACCTTTTTGCTGACTGTGCCCTTGCTGGATCCACCACCCCATCGGGCGTTGATGGTTTCAGCAACGGCATCAAAACAGCCGAACCAATCCACAAGCGACTTCATATTGGCGCGGGTGATTTTTCGAAGATCAGGCATCGCCGTCTTCCCTCTGCACAGACACCGCGTTAACGCTGGTGCTGGATTTCAATGAAAAAGGATTGCCACATGTCGGACACCGACTTGGAAACGCGGATTGCAGAGATGGAACGTAGAATTCTGCGCCTTGAAGGCCGCGTTGAGGCGCATCGGATTGCTCTTGCAAGCACTGCCGCCTTTCTTCGCGACACCCCGACATCTGACGTGCAAATTGCTCTGGCGAGATCACTCGAGAACATTGCGATGGCGCACACGCCCTTGCCCGATGAACATCACACAGGCGGCTTTCATGATGAGTTGCGCGAAATTTCGGGCTACCTAGACGCAGACCTCGCAGCCAACTGAAAAACGACGCTGCGAGCCGCACATTTTGCGTGCCCCCCTGACAGTTCGCCACCGCATCACAAAGGGCCTGATAGCACTCCGGCTGCAGTAGCAGTTCCAGCACAGCCCCGTCTTCGCAGTTGAACAGGATCTTATCCCGCGTAGTGCCACGCCAAGTCACCTGCAGTGACTGGCGCGGTGCGCGTGCCCTCTTGCCTGCGACTTCCTCACCCATGCGAAACCTCGTTTCCTGTGCAGGGCACGGCAGGCGCTGCAGTGTGGGGGCATGAGGAAAAATACTGACATTGACATAATGGCGCTGCCGAAAGGGCCGCAATCATTAGGAGCCACCTTCCTGAAGCCAGCCACGGGCGGTGACTTCGCTGCAGGTGTAGTCTTCGATGAGAAAGGCAAGTTCCAAGCTGGGCAGCTTTACACCCGACTCCAGCTTGGAAATCGTAGCCTGATCAACGCCGAGCTTCGCGGCCAGATCTCTCTGGCGCAAATCCTCTTTCAGTCGGTATTTTTTCAGATGCGACATGAGGCATAATATTCCTCACAATCATATTCTCGTCAAGAATAATTATGCGGCACCGTCATTTGATAATCCAGCTACAGTGATGCAACCTAAAGGTATGAAAGCACTCAAGCGTCTACGAAAAATCAAAGGCTGGAACCAAACCTTGCTGGCGGAGACAGCTGGCTTGGATCAATCAACTATCTCTAAGGTCGAAAAGGGGTGGGATGGCGTAACACTCCGCAGTCTCAACCTGATAGCCGATGCACTTGGGGTTCCCACCTATATGTTACTTCAAGATGAGCACACTGAAGCAGAAGCTAGACTACTTGAAGTGTTCAGATCCCTGTCAGATGAGCGCCGAAGCGGCTGGCTGGACATGGCTCGATCGGTAGTAGACCCGCCTCAAGAAGGCGATCAATAAAATCATCCAATTGCTGCGAAGACATCTTCTCCAGAAGTTCCGCCATCGCTACGTTGTCTGAAAAGTACCTAATGGCCTCATCTCCAAAGGAGGGTATTTCAGGCGTTACTCGCGATGTCATGTCCGACCCTTCATTGATCGCGACGGCACGTCAGCAGAAAAAACCCGGTAGCGCTCTCCTCTTTCCCCTCGCAGCGGGCCTAGAGGTTTAACGTTTTCAAATCCGGCAGGCCGCGCAAATCTGGACACTGCCGGAGCCGAAAGAAAAATGAATTTTTGAGCATTACACTCAATAAGGAATGACCTAACTGCGGCCAGCACCAGCGCGCCAGCCCCGGGTGAGCCATCGGAAACGAATCTTGTCAGCTCCCAGATGCTACTATCGCAAGGAGCAGCATCGTAGCAGAGGTCGCACGGCAACCCCGGAAGCTTGCCGTGCGATGCGTCACGTACCATGTAACTCAGGGTCGAACTGCCACAACTTACAGAACGGTCCGTTCTCAAAAGCCTAGCGCCGGCCACTGCCCTTCCGGTTGAGGACTCGAAAGCTACAACGTAGTGGGTGTCCAGCTGATCATACTGATCAAGATCGGATTTACATGTAAGCCAAACGCGCCACCCCCTTCCATCACCAAACACCTTTTTCCTGAGTTCCATAAAGGAGCCTAGGACAATTTGGTCAAAACTACTGGTCGCAAGAGGCCTGGGGTTAGCGTCAAACTGAACAACTATAGTTTCAATGTTTCGCCGAAAGTTCAGAGCGCTCACTCTCTCCTTACTTACCATGTGACATGTATCCACTACCCATTAGTTACATAACATCAGTATTTAGCAACAATCTCAGGATGTGTTTTGACTGTCCACATCGTTCTATTGGTGTTACGCTAATTGCAACCGAAGTTGCACCGGATGCAACCTAGGTTGCAAAGATTTGCTCAGAATTCTCAAACCCATCGCTCGGAGGACCCAGCATTGCCAAGCCATCAGCAAAGTTCAAGCCTGACAGAGGCCAATAATGTTAGAGTCGCAACAGCATTTTCCGACTGCCGATCAGCAATTAGCAAGATTAGCCCATCGGGATACACGCTAATGGTGAACTTCTCGATCATGGGATACGAACACTTCGAATGCTCGTTTGATGAAACGTGGAAGGAGATTTACGACACCGGAAATTACCTATTGCACGACCCTGTTTTCAAGTGGGCACTTGAGAATGAAGGGGCAATTCGATGGTCAGAGATAGGCCTACCAGACCCGGAAAAGATCCTCAAAAAATCCCAGAGACACGGCCTGACATTTGGGGCTGCGTTTTCCGCGCTGACCGGGTCCCGTCGCTCAATGATCTTTGTCTCAAGAGATGATCGCGAACTTTCCGATACTGAAATGCGAGAGCTTACCCACTCCACAACAGCCTTCTTTAATTCACTCATCCCGCCGCCATCCCCCACTGCAGACGAACTGGCGATGCTAAAGTTGTTCATTCAGGAAGAGCTGTCTTATGCCCAGATCGCTGACCGACTGTGCCTCTCACTGTCCGGCGTAAAGAGCCGCTTTTTACGGCTTAGGGAAAAGTACGATTGCAAGTCAACAGCGGGCCTATGCTACAAGGCAAAAGAGCTTAACCTTCTCGGAGTGGAGCCAAGAGGCTGAGACTTTCTCAAGAATCGCCAACCGCGACCACAGAAAAGTAGCTCAGGGTTGCGAGATTAATTATTCCTGATAGTCATAATAATTCTTGACAAGAATATTCTTGCTGGTCATATTTCTTCTAGTGAAAGAGGAGAACCGGCATGCAGACTACAGCGACCCCGCTCATCAGCGATGACCTGCTGAACCGCTTCGCCAATCCGACTGCCCCAGAACAGCTTGGCGAATATGACCCGGAAATCCGCGCCATGCTGGCGGTGGCTCTGCCTGAAATTTGCAGCGAACTGCTGACATGGCGTCAGAATGCAGCGGAGCGGGCTGCCCACGCGCAGACCACCCGGCGCGAAATGGTTCTGAAAAAATCGCGCAGCATCGTCCGCACCCCGGCCCAGCATTCCGCCCGCACGGTTGAACGCGCCTGCGAAACCGTCATGCGCTTCTCCCCAAGCGCCGCAGAACGCGAAACCGCCTCCCAAGTATTGGCGCAAACGCACCGGGCAGCATGATGCTGGCCACCTTCACCCGCCCCGTCGCCTTCCTGCGCAATCTGGCATGCCTTGATGCAGGCAGCTTGCAGGACGCCTTTTTCAATGAGGCGCTGGAAACCTTCGGGCGCTTCGATGCGCCATCAGGCGACCGGACGCATCGCTGGGAACTGGACCTGCACGGCGTCTGCGCCGATGGCGCATCTGCGGAAGAAGCCATGGCCAACTGGAAGCGTTTGGCCAGCCAGCACTTTCCCGCACAGGACATCGAAGACGACGGGTTCATTACCGTCCACCCCCGCATGGAACAACGCGCGGCCACCGCGCAGCAAGGGTCCTCCCACGCCGTATGAAACCGGCAAACTGCCGGGGCGTCCAGTCTGCGGACCCCCGGCATTTTTTTACACATACCCCTTTGATGGCGAGACGCCAAATGGCCACGCCGACAGCCGATCACTACCTCGAAGCCCTCACCCCCAGCGACGACACGAAAGTGGAGTACATGGGCGAGTTCAGCATGTCATTTCCCGAATTCGATGAGGACGGGGAAGAAGTGAGCCGCACAATCAACGTCCCGTGGACCACGATCAAAGAGATCATGGCCGCCATTCGCAGCCGCGCGGAACAGCGCTCAGCCTAATCGACATCCCCACCACCGGAGACACCATGTTCTATCCCAACGAAAATATCGCGATCTTCATTGATGGCCCAAATTTCTACCACACCGCCCGCGCATTGGGATTTGATGTGGACTACAAGCGGCTGCTTCACACATTCCAGACCAAATCGCACCTTCTCCGCGCCAGCTACTTCACGCCGCTTTCCGAGACGGACGATCATATTGCAATCCGCCCGCTGGTCGATTGGCTTCAGTACAACGGCTGGAATGTCGTCACCAAACCCACAAAGACCTTCGAAGACAGCAATGGCCGCAAGCGCATCAAGGGTAATACCGATATCGAATTGGCTGTGGAGGCGATGAAGCTGGCCCCCAGCATCACCCACGCCGTTCTGTTCACTGGCAACCGCGACTTCGCACCTCTTGTCGAATTCCTGCAAACAGCCGGCACACGCGTCACAGTCGTGTCCAGCACGCGCACAGCCCCGCCAATGGTCTCAGACGATCTGCGGCGGCAGGCCGACAATTTCCTTGAACTGGACACCCTGCGCGATGCCATCGCGCGTCACCCCCGCGAAGGCGTTGCCGCCTGACTCCCCATCTTCAATTAGAAGGAATTGACCTTTGATGCCCCAACGCAAAGAGCCAGCCGCGCCGCCCACGGCAGATCCACACGACCCGTATAAAATGCGGACATTGGAACAGATCCTGATGCTGTTCGATGGCGGCGACTTCATGGCCGAAGTGATGTCCGGCCACCAGAAACTGATGCAGGATCTTCTAGACCACAACGCCGAACACGGCCCCAAGGGCTGCAGCGGCACAATGACCCTACAAATCTCCTATGCCGTGGGCAATTCTGGCGACGTGGGAATGGGGGCGAATGTGACCTTCAAGGCCCCGAAAAAGCCCCCGTCCAGCGCTGGCGCATACATCAACGATGCCGGGGAACTGACCCTCTACAGCCCGATGATGAAGCGCATACATCAGCCCGTCCGCGATGTCGAAGACTTCGACCCCGTGACCGGCGAAATCCGCGACACCGACTGAATTTTCACTGACCACAACAGAGGAACACGACAGTGACCAAAGAAACCAACCTTGCGACCATGGAAAATCCCGCAGTCACGATGCGGGATGTGATGGAACAGCTGGGCCACCACGATGAAATCGAAACGCCCAACGGCTTGGACCTGACCAAGCCGCATCTGGTGACGATGCCCGAACACCGGAAGGTCGAAGACCTCACCGCCAAGCATCTGGCAGCGGCGGAACACCTGAAACCGACCCGCCGCAAAGGCACCGCCCACTTTGACGACTTGCAAAGTCTGATTGACTGGACCAACCGGAACAAGGCCGACACATCCGTATTGTTCGCAAAACCCGACCTGCAGGCACCGACCATCACCTGCATTGCTGACTACCACGCCGCTGGCGCTGCTGACCCGCTGAACCCGAATGGCGACCCTTCCGCCCGCCACTGCCACCACCGGGCAATATATGATTTCCCGCTTTCCGAAGAGTGGAAGGCATGGATGGCCATTTCCGGCGAACCGCTGGACAAGGACGAACTGGGCGAGTTCATCGAAGCCAACGCCAAGGACATCATGGACCCCACACCGGCCATCATCGCCGGGAAGGAAGACAACAAAAATGAGGGTTTCGAAAACCGCCTTATTCGGACTGCACAGCAGATCGAAGGGCGCTATGGCCAACTGACCCAGCTGCTGCAGATGTCGCGCCAGTTTCAGGTATTTGAGACCAGCGACTTAAAGCTGGTCAGCAACCGCGACACCGGCGAAGGCGAAATCCAGTTCCTGAACGAACACAAAGATGCCGCTGGCCAGCCGCTGAAGATCCCGAACCTGATCATCACTGCGATTCCGGTCTTCATGGGCGGGGCGGCGTACCGCATGCCCGTGCGGTTCCGCTACCGCAAGGCAGGCAGCAGCGTCCGCTTCATCCTGTCCATCTACAACCCTGAAAAAGCCTTCGAAGCCGCCTTCAAGGAAGCCATCGAAGAAGCCACCGAACAAACCGGCTTGCCGACCTTCCGGGGCACGCCTGAAGCCTGATGTCTCTTTCTGGCCCTTGGAAACGGGGGCCAGCGACGGACACCAGAGAAAAGAGTTCCACAATGTCAAAGCCGATGAAGCCCATCCCCGTCAGCGCCGCAGAGCGCATCGCCAAGTCTTATGGCTATGATCAAGTTGTCATCATCGCCCGGCGCGTCGGTGATGCAGGCGGAGAACATGTCACCACCTATGGCCGAACCAAGGAACACTGCTGCGTCGCCGCCAGCATTGGTGACTTCCTGAAGTTCAAGGTTATGGGCTGGCAACGCGAAGAATAGACGGCCAACCCATGCCGATCTACCCACCCAAACCCGCCCCCTTCCATTGCGCCATTTGCGGCAAGGCGCGCCCCGGTCGCTGGCAGTCGCCGCAGCATCAGGACCGCCAACCGATGTGCTGGGGGTGTGAACAGGAATTTGGCACCGGCGCGTATGGCGATACCAACCCCGACCGCCGCACAATCAAGCAAATTAGCGCTCTGATTTGCGCGCTCGAAATTGACGCCCACAGAATTCTGATTGGAGAGGGACCGCTTTATGGCTGAACGCGACTATGTTTCCACGCCGGTATCCGACGAACTGAATTTGAAGGATACCATCCTTGGACTGTCACAGGATTTGAAGGACTTGCGGGCGGGAAGGATTAGCCCCGCCGAAGCGCACGCCCGCGCGGCGGTTGCCAAACAAATTTGGAATGGGGCACGGATTTACCAGCAGGCCATCAAAACCATGATGGGCAATGCTAAACCGGTGCCGGAAATCGACAAGCCGGAACAGGTGTCCTGATGGCCGTCTATGTCGACACCCCCCGCCACCCCATGGGCCGGATGATAATGTGCCACATGCTGGCCGACAGCATGGAAGAACTGCTGGCGATGGCCGACCAGATTGGCGTGGACCGCAAGTGGTTTCAACCACTCAGCCATCCGCATTTCGACATCTGCAAGGCGAAGCGCGCCAAAGCCGTCGCCGCCGGGGCCGTCGAAGTGGACCGCCGCCAGCTGGCAAATGCGATGAAACGCTACCGCGCAAGGCTGGCAACAGATCCGCAGGAACGCGCCGCCGTGCACACCGCGATGGCTGCAAGCGTGAAGGGAACACGCAATGGCTGAACAGCCGAATATCGAATGGACGGACCACGCGTTCAACGCACGGGAAGATTAGCCATGGCAGCAACGCGCTTCACAAAAGCAGAAATTACACGTGCTGTGGAGGCTGCCAAAGCCTGCGATTTGATTGTCACCGCCGTGGAGATCGGCCCTGACGGCACCATCAAAATTTGCTGCCCGGTAGACGTAGCACCCGAAAAACGCAAAGGTCAGGGTCCAAAACAATGGTGACCGATGTGCGGAAGAACTATCCCGGCCTAACGATTGAAACGCTGCCGTCCGGCAAACAGCGACTGCGCGTCCGTGTCGAAGGAAAGCCGAATCGCAAAATTCGCCTGAATGTCGATCTGGATCACCCGAAGTTCTCCGAACACTATTGGAACGCACGCGCGGGAATTCAGCTGCCATTCGAACCGGAAACCACTGCCATCCGCTTCTCAATCCAATGGCTCACTGACAAGTACCTGATGCACTTGGAAAACATGGTGAAAGCCCGCCAAGCATCCCCCACAACTCTTCGCAAACGTAAGAGCCAGCTAAACTGGCTGTGCAGCTTCAAAACGGAAGATGGCGACGCATACGGCGAAATGAGCCTTACCGCCCCCAGCGCGGCTTTCGTTCGGGCGCGGGACGCGCGTGCCGCCACCCCTGCCGAAGCGGACAACATCATCAAAGCGGCGCGCGTGATGTACAAATGGGCCTGCGAAGTTGGGCACGCGGAGGTTAACCCGCTGGTCGGAATCGCCAAAATCCATCGCGGCCAAGGCGGGGCAACCCCGTGGACGACAAGCGACCTGAAAAGGTTCAAGGAACGCCACCCAAAGGGAACTATGGCCCACCTTGCTCTCACCCTCCACATGTTCACGGGTGCGAGGTCAGGTGATGCAATCTGGCTGGGGCGCAATCAGGAGTTTGAAAGCCACGGAATGCGCTGGCTTGGCTGGCAACCCCGCAAAAAGGGGGCCGCATATGTGGAAATCCCGATGGCCTCACCGCTTCGGGAAGCGGTGGCAGCAGTCGCCCGGATAGGTGATGCATTCATTTTGAACGAGCACGGCAAGCCATTCAAGAATGCCGACAGCTACCGTAACTGGCTTAGAAAGCGTTGTGACGAAGCCGGACTGACAGGCAAATCTTCCCACGGCATACGCAAGGCACTAGCCGAGCTATTGGCGGAGGAAGGCTGCAGTGAACACCAGATCATGGCAGTCCTTTCGCACACCCAGCCCAGCACGTCAGCCATATACACTAAAGACGCCGAGCGCCGTGTTCTGGCCGCGGAAGCAATGCGGACCATCAATGGATTCGAGTGGTAA